TCTAAGACCTCAACGCATATTGTTTATGCGCCGACCTCTGGAGCAGTTGGTGCGGATACGTTTACATACACCGTTTCCGACCCGTTAGGTAAAACAGGCACAGCCACAGTAACTTTAAATATTGTTAGTGCAGCACCTGTAGCTCAGCCTCACTCTATAACTGATGGTGAAAGTAATAAGTTTATACTGATCCCGACTTCAACACTTATAGCTGGCGCTACTGATTCCGATGGTAATGACGCACTGATTACTTTTCATAGTGTATCTGCAAGATCGACACGATTACCTGCTGCATCCGCTGATAACGTATCAGTAACGGCTGACGGTAACAGTGTTCTATATAACCCACCTACGGACGTGACTGGCGAAGATACATTTACCTTTAATATACAAGACGAGGATACTGAGCTTGGGGTAGGTACTGTATCGGTTGTTCTATACGCTGGAGCGGGTGTTGTCTCAGTATTAACTGTAGAGGAAAGAGCAAAGTTAGATGGCGCACTATCACTAACAAACTTTTTAGCATTGAAATAATGGACTGTACAATGGAACAAAAGATCGACAAAGCCCTCGCTAGAATAGAGGGCCACGAAAACGTATGCGCTGTACGTTATGAAAACATAGAAAGTATCTTAGAAGAGCGCGGCACAAGGCTCGACAGATTGGATGGTAAAATAGATGGATTATATAAAACAGTCATTGCTTGCTCGCTTACTCCTATTATCGTTATTGTGGGGCTTGTACAGTTCATGTGACGCTAAGGAGTTCGGAAAAATAAAGCAGGTTACAATTGATATATATGTCTATAATATAGATGGCGTATCATTATGCACAGCGAATAAATATATGCTTGAGCAGTATTCAGGGGCAATCATTGAAACGACTAACTTTTGTCACTTAGGCCACCGATACTGTTCAGGCATTCTAAACTACTAAAAACTATTAAGTGGTAAACTAAAGGGATATAGGAATGGATACTAATCATTTAGAATTCTGTACAACTGAGAAGCAACTAACTGCTGTAAAATTATATATAAAAGGCCACTCTGAGCATGAAGTGGCTAAGTTAATGGGCGTTTCTCGCGCTACCGCACAATCATTTAAACGAGCTGTAAGAAAGAAAGCTGCTGCAAAAGGTTATGCGCCTGATAGCGATATGATTAGAATCTGCCCTAGCAATTACAATGTTAAGGGAACCTCCACTCTTTACGGCGATGACGGACAAGTTAAAATCCAATGGGTTAAGACTGACCTAGAGAAAGAAGACCAGCTAGAAGCTGTTGAGACTGCGCTTAAAAACTTCATTAAAGATCACGAAAAACGCTCACCATTTGTACCGACACCAACTAAAAGTAAGCGCAGTGATGAATTAGCGGTAGTTAATATTGGCGATGCACACTTTGGCATGTACGCCCATAAAGATATTAGCGGCGACAACTACGATGTAAACATAGCAGCGCAGCGTCACAAAGATGTGTTCATGCGCCTTATGAATAATGCTCCCGATTGCGACACTATCGTTATTAACCAGCTTGGCGACTACTACCATGCTGATAACTACGAGAGCACGACCACTAAAGGCACACGAGTGGACACAGATGGCCGCCTAGAGCACGTATTCCTTATAGGGCTTGAGGTTATGTCGTTTATCACTGAAGAGGCTCTAAAGAAGTTTAAGAAAGTAATTGTTCGTCATGTAAAGGGCAACCATGATTCTGTTTTGAGCATGGGAATCAAGGCGCACCAGCAAGCATACTGGCGCAACAATAAGCGCGTTAAGATTGAAATGTCGCCTGCACCTGCTTGGGTTTTTGAGTGGGGTAAGACTGCTTTTCTTGTATCGCACGGTCACGCACCTAAACCTAACAAGCTGGCCGAATACTTCACCGCAAAATATCCAGAAGAGTGGGGCCGAACCAAACACCGCTACTGCTATCATGGCCATATACATTCTAAGAATACAGCTATGGAAACTTATGGCGGTTGTATTACTGAATCTTTTGCTGGACTACCTAGTGCTGACGCATGGCATAATGAGCAAGGGTACGTAAGTGGGCAATCCATGTGCTTGATTGTCTTAGATAAAGAAAAAGGTGAGGTTCGCCGATCTACTGAGAGGTTGTAATGACAGAAGTTGATAATATTACCGACCACGATAGCTACGATTATTACAATTCAGCAACAGATGATTTGTATCTAAAGATATTGGACTTGATATATGAATATCAGGAAAGAGAGCTGATAACAGATATAGACGCTGTTGGTGTACTTGAATGGGCTAAACATCAGATTTTAACATCTGCATTTGAAGTAGAGGGAGAGTAAAGTGATAGATTTAGACCCAGTAAACCACCCATCACACTACACGCATGGCGAGATAGAGACTATTGACTATATTGTTGATGTTTTAGGTGTGGAGGGAGCTATAGAGTACTGCCACGGTAATGTGATTAAATACACTGGCAGTAGATTAATGACTAAAGAAAACCCAGTACAAGATGCCAAGAAAGCCGTCTGGTATATGACTAAAATGATTCAACTAATGGAAAGTCTAGGAGAAAATTATGCCCCAAGGTAAAGGTACATACGGTAGTAAAGTAGGCGCACCGCCAAAGAAAGCTAAGAAAAAACCAATGAAGAAGCCTAAGAAATGAATTTTAAATCTATTAAGAGCTTAATCGGCGCTGTAGCTCCAGTTCTAGGTACGGCTTTAGGTAGCCCCCTAGGTGGCGCTGCTGCGTCTGCAATTGCATCTGCCTTAGGTTGTGGAAACGACACTAAAAGCATTGAGAAAGCCTTACAGAACGCCTCACCAGAACAATTGCTTGAAGTTAAGAAAGCAGAGTTAGATTTTGAAGCTAAAATGGCGGAATTGGAAGTAGATATATTTGCTTTAGAGGCAGAGGATGTCAAAAATGCGAGACAGGCACATAAAGGTGATTGGACGCCTAGGATCGTTGCGCTTGTGTCTCTTGTGGGCTTCGTTGGGTATATTTTCCTTGTTACTATCCAGCCACCTGATTCTAATAGCGACACAATTGTCAGTTTAATATTGGGTTACATGGGCGGTGTGGTATCTGCCATAACTTCTTTTTACTTTGGTGCGAGTCATAAATCAGATGAGTAAGTTCAAATACTTTAAAATAGAAGAATTTGATTGCCAAGAGACTGGCGAAAACAATATGCAAGATGAGTTTATCCATAGGTTAGACATGCTGCGCGAGCAGGCTGGATTTCCCTTTACAATTACTTCTGGATATAGAAGCGAAAAGCACTCTATTGAAGCTAAAAAGGCTGCTGGTGGAATGCACACTAAAGGCATTGCCGCAGATATAAGAGTTAGCAGTGGGGCGCAAAGATTCTTGCTGGCGAAACTAGCATTTCAGCTAGACTTTGGTGGTATTGGTATCGCTAAGACTTTCGTACACGTAGATATACGCAAGACTGTCCCCGTGCTTTGGACTTATTAGGTGAGCTGCTTGTCACAAGTGTCGTATTTTTGTGTCGAGCCGCTTTTGTATTCTGTAAAGATATGGTCATCTAAAATTCTTAATGCTTCGTGCAAAAAAGTAAAATTATCTTCTTTTATGGTTGCCTTTAGTGCTTCGTGTAGTTGATAACGTATCTCGCACAAGACCTTATAATTATCACTATCATTTTTAGACATTCGTTTCATCTTTTAACCTCCCGAACTCACCTAAAGTTTCAAGAACAACGCCTTGCTGCGCTGCGAATGCCTGCACGAACTCCATAAACATAAACATTTCCCCTTTATCGTATTCACTTGTACTTTTTAACACTAAGGCGCTAATGCCCGTGTCATGGTTTGTTACTCTTTTACACAACCACCTGTAGTCGGCATTGTTATAAGCAGCTTGTTTTAAGATTATCTTAGCGTCATCTACATCCGACTTTTCAATACTTCCAAGCGGAACTTTAAACCTCCAAGCGGCGTATATTCTAACCCAGATGTGTAGTAGGGCGCTTTGCGATAGTGACCTGTTCGACATGCCTGTTACCTTTACTTTAAAACCGTCACCCTTATCTATCAACTCACTAATAGATTTCAGAAAGTCATCTACAGAGTCGGGCTTTGCTGGTATAACTATAAATTCACGCACCTTTTCTCACCTTTTTTACTTTACGTTTATAATGTCTTTCGTTTAACTTTCTAAAGACGTAACCGTCAACATATAGGTCGTAACAGATATTCTTTTTGTTATCGGCCATCTTACACATATCCACTTCATCAAAGCCGTTTCGTAGCGCAAACATAGCCAGCGTACCAAAAGCATTAACTCTATGCGTATTGTTTATGTTATCTCTAACCTCAGACAACCTTAACTTCTGACCGAACATTGACGTTTGTATTTCCCAAGGGTTGAACCTTTCGCTTACCCCTCCGTTATCAATTCGTAGCTCGGTTATCGTACTGGTTGGAATGCCTGTTGCTGTTGTTGTTGCTTGGGCGGTGTACTGCATAAAATTCTCCAATTTTGGGAGGTATTACATTAGATTTTTAGCCTAATGCAATACCCATGCACACTTCCTAGAATGGAATATCGTCATCAAAGTCAATCGGTGCAGCCTGTTGCGGTTGCTGCTGTTGCTGCGGTTGCTGCTGTTGCTGCGGTTGTTGCTGACCTTGGAACGCATTACCTTTTACTTCATCGACTGCTTTGAAGCTAAACTTCACACTTGGCGCTTTAGGATTGCCGTTTGGGTCGCGCTTCCAGCCTGACACGTAGTATTCGACACCACCTACCATAGCCTTTCCAGTGAAGTGCGGGTGCTTGTCTGAAGCTCTATCTTTAGCTGGCCATAATGCGCCTTTGTTGTCGTCGTTGTATTCCATATTATCTCTCTTTAATCTAGGTGGAAAATAACTCTCAAATTTGAAAGTAGTTTTAAGTTAATTAAGGTGCTGGTAGATAAGCTAAACCGACCAGCGGCGGCGCGAAGGACGAGCTTATCTTCGGTTTTTTCTAGTTGGTGTTAATGGTTTATCTTCGTCAGGCAAGAACCACTGNGCNACCTTTACTTTTGTGTCCCATCGGTTGTAAACACCAATCATTCTTGTTTCAATGTTTAATCCGTTAGCTCTTAACTCTGATACTCTTGCTGTAGGATTCATTATGCCAAAGTCGTTTAAGGCTTCCATACGAGTTAATTGCTTACCGTCTAAAAAATGCTCTTTCATACGGTCGTACTGGCTTTCATATTGCATTAGTGCATCCCCTTTTTTCTGTTTGATTTAAGTTGCAAACTTTCGTCTAAAATAGTTTTTGATACCTCAGCTATAACGGCATGAAAGGCCATTAAATTCTTTACTGAACCCATCTCGTAAAGTGTTGAAGCGCCCTCAATCATTACAGATAAAACATAAAAGTCTTCATTTTCTATCTTTATTATTTTCATCTCTATCGGGCTTTCCATCTTTTACTTCCTCTTTTTTCTTTTCTTTCTTGCCAAAAATAGAATCAAAGTTATTATTAAACTTTTCTCGGTCATACGGCCGCTGATCTACACCTTTAGTCCCCATTACCAATTTACCCCGAACCAAATACCGAACCCATGAATAATGCCGATAGGGAAAAAGAACCCGCCAGCAATGAGCAATAAGTATTTAGCGGTAACTAAACAATGAATGATGTGCGTAACCCATGCCCCTACACAAGCAAAGGCTATGCAAATAAATACGTAAACTGAAGTTTCTTCTTTCATTTTAATTTCCCTTTATAAAGCTAACAATTTATATAACGCGTAAGAGAATAGTACCACAACAAAAAACTCAAAGCACTGCATTTTATTCATTTTTGTTTATCCTATTCTCTACTTTCTTGGCGTACTTCTTAACGTCGATGTGGACTTCCTTTGGCAGATAGATACCTCTAACCTCTGCAAGACCCTGCTCTTTTTTCTTGGCTCTAAACTTACGAACATACTCAGTACTGCTCATTCTTTTCTATCCTTTCTGTTTAAATAATTCTTAAAGCCTTCAGTTATATTGCTGCAAGCCAGCTCGTCGTCTGACAATGACATTTCGTCATCAAAGTGCTGCCTTGCATATCTCTCAACATCCCTCTTGTTTAACTTGACCGCCTCAGCTATCTCTGTATAAGTTAGCTCAGTGTGGTCAAGTAAACGTCTTACCTGCTTTTCCATACCGTCTGACAACTTCATTGCGTATCAGCTCTCAAGGCTTCAACATCAGCACTTAAAGCGTCGAGCAATTGTTTAAGTAC